GAGCAACCAGAAGGTTTACCTGAGGTAGAAGTCGAGGGTGAAGAAACGGTTGAAGAAAGACCTCAAGATGATTTCAATGCGAATTTAGCAGAGTCAATGGATGAGCGAACGCTCAAACAAATGGCTTCTGAACTTATTGATGAATACAAAAAAGATAAGCTATCCAGAAAAGAATGGGAAGATGCATATATTAAAGGTTTAGATTTATTAGGCACCAAGTATCAAGAAGTAACCAAACCCTTTAAAGGAGCTTCCGGTGTCACGCATCCTTTACTCGCGGAAAGTGTTACACAATTCCAAGCACAAGCTTACAAAGAGTTAGTGCCAAGTGATGGTCCTGTAAGAACACAGGTTATCGGCTTACAGACACCGGCTACCGAACAACAAGCAGATCGAGTTAAAGATTACATGAATTATCTTCTTATGGAAGAAATGGAAGACTACACAACTGATATGGATCAGATGTTATTTTATCTACCATTATCTGGATCTACATTTAAAAAAGTTTATTACGATGCATTACTCGATAGACCTGTATCCAAGTTTGTACCTGCTGAAGATTTAGTTGTACCTTACTTTGCATCAGATTTAAAAGATTGTGAAAGAATTACTCATGTCATTAAGATGACACAAAACGAAGTCATCAAAAAACAAGCTGCAGGATTTTATAGAGACATTGAATTGATAGAATCTAATTCTGAGCCAGATGATGTTCAGAAAAAATTAAATCAATTAGAAGGAATCAAAAGAACAGGTGATGATTACTTGCATAATATTTTAGAAATGCATGTAGATTTAAACTTAGATGAATATGAAGACTTTGATGACAAAGCTAAGAAAATTAAAATTCCATATCTTGTAACTATTGATGAAGGATCGGGAGAGATTTTATCTATTTATAGAAATTACAAACCAAATGATATTACGTATTCAAGAACAGAATATTTTGTACACTACAAATTCTTACCAGGACTAGGTTTTTATGGTTTTGGTTTAACTCACATGATTGGTGGACTATCACAAGCTGCAACTCAATCATTAAGACAATTGATTGATGCAGGAACTTTAAAGAATTTACCTGCTGGGTTTAAATCTAGAGGGATTAGAGTTAGAGATGATGACCAACCAATTCAACCAGGAGAGTTTAGAGATGTAGATGCACCTGGTGGAAACATTAGAGATCAGTTTTTTAATCTTCCATTTACAGAGCCATCAGTAACTTTATACAATCTTTTAGGTTTTGTAGTACAAGCAGGACAAAAATTTGCTGCTATAACAGATTCAAATATTGGTAATGACGTTCAAAATAGAGCTGTAGGGACTACAATGGCGCTTATGGAGAGAGGATCACGAGTAATGAGTGGTGTTCACAAGCGATGTTACTATGCAATGCGTTTAGAATTTAAAATTTTAGCAAGAATTTGTGGTGAATCACTTCCACCAGAGTATCCATATGATGTTTACGGTGGTCCTAGACAAATTAAATCTGCAGATTTTGATAACAGAGTCGATATTTTGCCTGTTGCAGACCCAAATATTATGTCTATGGCACAAAGAGTGACACTGGCACAAACACAATTACAAATTGCACAGTCAAATCCAGCAATGCACAACCTTCACGAAGCGTATAGACGTGTTTATGAAGCGTTAGGCACTAAACAAATTGAAGCAATTCTTAAACCACCACCAAAACAACCAGAACCATTGGATCCAGCTAAAGAAAATGCACGTGCATTACAGATGAAACTACTTACAGCGTTTGAATTTCAAGATCATGACGCTCATTTAGCTGCACACATGGCATTTATGCAATCTAGAATGGTGCAAATTAATCCACAAGTGTATGCATTACTACAATCACACATTTCAGATCACGTTTCATTCAAAGCTAAAGCTGAAGTTAAGGCTATGTTAATGGAAAATCCACAAATGACTGCAATGGCACAACAAGATCCGCAACAATTTGAAATAATGTATGAAGCTGAGGTTGCAAAAGTTGCTGCACGTATCACACAAGAGCTTGTTCAAGGTGAAATGCAACAACAAGCAGGTAAACAAGACCCATTAGTTAAAATTAAACAACAAGAAGTTGATTTAAGAGCTATGGATCTTCAAAGAAAAGCTGAAGAGACAAGATTTAAAGCTGAACAAGAGCAAATGAAAGAAGCAGCGCGTTTAGATTTTGAATATAACCGATTAGCACAACAAGATGAGCAGTCTGAGAACAGATTAGACATTGCAAGAGAGAAATTAAAGCAAAAATGAGGAAAGGATTAAGTGGAGGGAAAAAATATGGGCCACCGCCTAAGAAAGGACCCAATCCACAAGGAATCAAACTCAAAGATGCAAAAAAACTCTTACGAAAAACTCTCAAAAAGAAGTAAAATTATCTGGCTATCAGGTTTATTTGATGGCGAAGGTAGTTTTGGTATTTGGTCTAAAGGTGTAGGTAAAAAAAGAGCCTTTGCAGCTACAATTGAAATGGGTGATGAAGATATTATCCAAAGATTTCAAGATATGTTTGGTGGTGTTGTTTTTAAAACCAAGAAAAAAGAAGAAAGATTTAGACAATTGTGGAGATGGCGTTGTGTAGGCGATAGGGCTTACGATTGTGTTGATAAAATGATAGAATATATGGGTACAAGAAGACAGGAGAAATACCATGTGGTTAAAAGCGATATCCTTAGCCGTTAAAGCCGGTTCTCACATTTATCAGAACCGTCAAAAGACGAAGATGTTGATGTCTGATGCACAAATGCATCATGCTGAAAAGATGGCTAATGGACAAGCCGAGTATCAGGGCAAATTATTAGAGGCAAGACAATCGGACTGGAAAGACGAATTTATTTTATTATTATTGTCGGCTCCAATTGTACTTCTTGCTTGGGCAGTATTTTCAGATGACCCAAGTGCCATGGAGAAAATGAAATTATTCTTTGAATATTTTTCACAATTACCATTTTGGTATCAAACAATTTTTGTCGGTGTAATAGCATCGGTGTACGGTTTAAAAGCAACAGATTTAATTAAGAGGAAATAATGCCATTAAATAAAAAAGGTAAAAAAATTAAAAAAGCCATGACTAAACAATATGGTAAGAAAAAAGGTGAAAAAGTTTTCTATGCTATGGAGAATTCTGGTAAACTAAAAAAAGTTGTAAAAGCTAGAGGTGGTATGGACGCTTCACAATCAGACTTTGGAGGAGGATCTAAATCGTCAGGTGGTGGAGGAGGAAGAGACAGAGATTATCAACAACGTGGAATGAGTAAAGCTGATTATGCAAAGTCTACGCAGACTCAAAATTTTGGCGGAAGACAAAGTAAAATAGGACCAGTAGTTAAAGATGTTCCTTTTAAACCACCATTAAATTTTGCTCAAAGCACAGCATTGGGTTTGTTAGTGCCTTTTAGTGGCACAGCTATAAATCTTGCAGCTAGACAAAATTATAAAGGTAGACAAAAATTTGCTAAAAAACAAGGATTGTATAGAGATGTTTATAAAACCACAGGCAAAGTTTTACAACCAAATTCACCAACTGGTAAAGATTATTTAAAAGATGCAGGATATGGAAAACGACCTGAAATGCAACCAGACAGAGATGGCCCGCCACCTATACTTCCTCCAGTTTCTCAAGTAGCACAAGTTAATGAACCTTTAACTCCATTATCATCTTATACAAAACCTACTGTTACAAACGGTAGATTCAATTACAGTGTGGGTTTTAAAAGGGGTGGTTTATTGAGACAAGGTAAACCAAAATTAACAAAGAAGGGTTGGAAGTAATGACAAAACTATGTGCAAGAGGCAAGGCTGCCGCTAAAAGAAAATTTAAAGTCTATCCAAGTGCTTATGCAAATGCTTATGCATCTAAAATATGTGCAGGTAAAATAAAAGATCCATCTGGAACTAAAAGAAAAGATTGGGGACCAAAGAAAGCTTTTTTAGGCGGTTTATTTAAGAAAAAAGATGAAAAGAAAAAAGAAATTCAAAAAGAAGAAAATATTTTTAAAAAACGTAAACAAGATCAAAAAACTAAACAACAAAGATTGGAAGAATTAAAAAAAGAGATGGGTATGAGTAAAGGCGGAGGAGCTGATATGAGCACAATGAAAAATAAAAAAAAGAAACCGGCTCCAGGAGGCGGAAGAGAAAGACATGAGTATTTAAAAAATATTCAAAATCCTATTTCAGAATATGGACCTAAAGGTAAATTAAAATACACAGGTGCTAAAGTAGGAATGAATGTAACTGCAAGTGGTGAATCAGCTATGGGTAGATTACAGAAATCAGGAATGTTGAAAGCATATACAGGTAGAGCAGTAAGACAACCAACTGAAACTAATAAAGAATTTGAAATGAGACATGAGTACCATACACCTTTTGGTAAACCTGAAAAAGCAAGAGGTGGTGGAATTGCAATCAAAGGAACAAATTTTAAAGGAGTATTTTAATGTATAAGAAAAGTTTTTTAGTAGGTGGATTAATCACTAAAGGAATTAAAGAAGCAATTAAAAAATTGGGTAAAAAAACTATCAATCTTGAAAGAGATCAGATGGCAAAATCAATTAAAGAACATCGTAAAATGGGTTTTGGAACTACTTATAGAACTAAAGATATGAAACCTTTAGATAGAAAAATAAAAAGAATAAAAGCTAAAGAAGATATGAGAGTAGGTATTTTAACTTATTTAAAAGATCCAAAAGACAAAGCTAAAATAAAAGCAAGTAGACAAAAATCTATAGGACCAACAATTAAAGCAATTGGTGAATCAATGAGAACTGCTAAAAATTATAGAAAAAAATTAAACTAATGAATAAAAAAGGATCATGTTGGGAAGGCTATGTTCAAAAGGGCATGAAGAAAAAAGGCAACCGAATGGTGCCCAACTGTGTTCCTGCAATGAGAACCGGTGGACTAACAAAATGGTTTAATGAAAAATGGGTAGATATTGGAGCAAATAAAAAAGGTGGCAAGTATCAAGAGTGTGGAAGAAAATCTGCCAATGGTTCAGACCGAAAGTATCCAAAATGCGT